TTGATCACGTCATGAAGTACAGGAACAGAATCAATCACTCTCCTGATCACTTCTTTCTCTTTGGTCACGGTATTGTATACAGTATCTGTGCGATAAATGTACTGATAGGATGTGTCTGTGCCAAAAGTAGCACCCTTTGCTTGTGCTTTGAGTATATGCTTCTTAGCCTGGCGAACATGGTATGCTGCGTTGCATGATGTTAAGAGTAGAATGATGGCAATATACCTCATAAACTGTCTTTAATCTTCTTAATGCTGCTTATAAACTTCTTGAATCTACTTATTATTCCTTTATCATCCCCGTATTTGTCTCTGATTTTTTCATCTATGCTAGATATCTCAATACCAATCAGAAACAATCCTGCTAGTTTAGTCACTACAAACGGCACACTAAACACTGTGAGCATGGCATCATTAATCATTGCATAGTCAACAAGAAACAGAAGGAGCACTGAAGCTTCATATGCAATTGTCTTGCTTAGAATACCATGTCTCAGCCGCTTGCTTGTAAACTTACTCTTAGTTAGTGCCAGGGCTACAATTGTATCTGTGAGAATTGCTAAGCCTACAGCTAGAATGATGAGTGAGATAGGAGCAAAGAAGGCCATGCATGTCAAGATGGCTGTACGGATGAATGATGTCATACTTTAATATGTATGCATGTTCTAAACTGCGTATTTTTGTAGCTCAGTGAATGCCCAGATGCGCACCTCATCATCATTCCAGTCACTCACATATGTGAATCCTGATAGAGTGATTCCAAACTTTGCATCATTTGTAGTGAGCTCCATGTCTACTGAGCATGTGTGATCAAGCACATTGTCATGTACTGTGATCATGATGATTACAGGATCAATGATTTGTACGTTGAATTGTGGGAATTTATAAGTCATATTTTTAAGATAAAGTTGTTCCAGTTACTGTAAAATTTCTACAAGCTATCCATCTAGCATCTGCTCCTGTTTTTGCATTTAAATTTATCCATGAGCCTGAGTGCATGTAAGCTATTGTAGTCGCTGCTGTATAAGTTGTAGAAGTCCATATTTGAGCATTCGGAAAGTTGAATGGTGAATAGCTTATTCCAAAGGAAAGTGAGTAATTAAATATATTCTCCATCTCTCTTTTATTAGGTAGTCTCCACCCAGTTGTAAATCCAGTAATAGACAAAGCAAGTGCAGCATCAATGGCAGCATTCCATGTTATATTAGTAGCACTCACTGTGCGATAATAACCTAGTACATTTGTGCCGTTGTAAGTGCTCCAATCAATCACTATGTTTTTGGTGTATGTTTGTCCACCTAATTCATCTGTGAATCTATTGGTATTGCCAAAGGGATTGTTTGATGCAAGCACTGTGAATGAAGTGGCTCTACCAGCTTCAAGGTCTCCATCATCACCAGTTCTGTATGAAGTTGTTTGTCCAGTTTTTAAAAGAGTAGCTGAACTAAGAGAAGAAGAAGGTGCTGCTGCTTTTATGTATAAATCGTTTATCATAATCTAGTTACATTCAAAGTTACTACTGAAGCAATAGAAGCCGTTACAGTTATTTTACTTCCAGCTGCTATTGTGCCTCCCAATGTATAGGCTACGTTGTCATCTTGAATTGTTATTGTTGGAGCATTTAAAATATTTGTAACTGAAGCTATTGATAAATTATATGGTGCGTAAAAGTCAACAGTGAGTGCATCAACAAGTTCAATTGTGTATTTTATAGGAATGTTTAACGTATGTGTGTCTACTGAAGAAGACCAATTCACAACACTTCCTGATTGACCTACAGCCAAGCTTTGCACTTGTGAAGTCAAGCCATTCAAAGCAGTCAAGCCAGTTGAAAATGTTGTGATCACTTGACAAAGGTGACTGTTTTCTGTGTGCAGTGTGATTGTCTTGCTGCTATGGATCACATATACTCTCACAGCAAGTCTGTCAGCTGCAAGAAGCACTGTGCTTGGTACAGCTAATGCTGTTGTATAAAGGTCAATCTGAGTGCCATTGGTGATGTATTCTGGATTCGCCGAGCTTGATGCAAGCAATGTCAATGTACCTCCGCTTAATTTATAAAGCTCAAGGTAGAATCTTGGTGTGCCTCCATTGCTTGATGCAGAAAAATACATTTCAAAGTTCCAATTGCCACCAGGGATTGATAATTGATTCGGTACACTTGCATCAGTGATGAATGATTGAATGTATCCATCAGCATTGATAGTGAAATCTGTACCAGTACCAATGACTGGAGAGCTACTCATCTGCTTGAATGCCACACCACCAAGTGTGCCCTGTGCTACAGATCCATTGAGATAGAAATTAACACTTGATCCACCTCCGCTTGATGTCGGAAAGTTGGCAAGCTGTCCATCACCTCTGATATACTGGCTACTGAGTCCAGAAGCTGCGACAGCTAATGTGCCACTTGATGTCACAGGATTGCCAGTCACAGAAAATGCAGCTGGCATTGTCAAGTCTACTGATGTGACTGTTCCGCTGGTGATAGTTGGCTTGTTTATCAAGTCATCATAGTCACCAGTTGTTGCAACATCTGCAAGATCTGCGCTATTGGCTTTCAAAGCTAGTGCATCAAAGACTGCATTCTCAGAAGGTGCCGTTGTAGTTACTCCATCAGTGATAGTCTGAGTGACTTCTGAAGGTATATTTATATTTACTCCCATACTATATTGATATCAAAGTCTGCTAAAGTTACTGCTGTTTCTGTTGCTACAAGTTCCTCATTTAAATAAACATTGTAGGTTGTATCTGGGAGCACATATGTAGCTCCTGATTCTACACTTGCTGTGAATGTGCCACCACTATTCACCACTGTTGCTGCAGGGCAGTCACCAGATGGCGGTGGATTGCCATTCTCAAAGTCATAGTCATCCATTGGTAGATCACACCAATTGCCGTCATCAAATATATTGAGAGATACATTCATGCTCCAGCCTGCTGTCATGTCTTGACTTCGCTGAATGAATGGATCAGTGCTCATTGTAAAGTTGATGTCTGAGAATTCACTCCACCTGTATTGCTGCATTGTCACCTTGATGTCATTGCATATGCTCAAGCAGTCAGAATGAATCTCATTGATCTGACGGTATTCTTGTAAATTATATTTGTCGGCAATGGTGATGATGATATTCACCTGGACAAAGCCATCACCTAGGTTGCCCGGTTGAAGTGTTGCCACCATCAATGGATACAGTGCAGCATCACGGCTGACAGCATCTAGATAGTCACCTTGAAAGTACTCCCTGATTTGTCTGTGTGCTGTTGCTATCTCGCTGAGCTCTCGCATCAGCTGATTGAGTGTTCTGTCCATTTCTCTCTAGGTATTTTTTGAGCTTGTCAATGGCCTTCTTGCTGGCCTTAAATTCTTTTTTTACACTATCCATCCACTAGGTGTATATCCTGTTCTGTCCTTAGTCACTGATTCAGCACAATTGTCATCACATCCGGTGACATACTCTGGATAAAGCTGGCCATTGTCATCTACCAAGAAACCAATCAAGCGCTCCTTGTAGAAATATGCATCTTTTCTGAGTAGATCCCTCAGCGCTGTAGTCTCAGTATCTGTATTCGCATTCTGATATTCATCATTTGAACGGCCCACTGCTTTGTTGGTCAGCTTCTCATTCAATAGCACTGCAGATCTGTAGTCAACAAATGCCACCAAACATGGCAGGATGTAGTTGTTCATCAGGTTTAGATAGTCAGCATCCCAGTCATTGTCTTCAATGCGCTGCAATAAGGCCTTATACAAGCATGTTCCTATAGCAGGTTGAATGTGCATATCTTGAGTGCGCTTGATGGCCACTCCTAGAATCTTTGTATCTGTATTATTGTGAATCAATCCAAGCTTCTTGAGATTGTCCACTGTTATCATCATATTCATCCTCTCTTGATTACTAGTTGCTGTACCCAAATGTGTCTGCAGAATGGTGTGGTGACTTGAGTATCTGGATTTGTGTACCATCCACCTCTGTATGTCCACACATTGCGCTTTACTCTTGCAGTGATGTTGTTGATATCTTCTCTTGTGTAAAGTCTGTTCAGTTCAATCAGCTTTGCACAGAATTCACGGCTGCCACTTTTAGCTGCAGGAACATCCGGACGTTTCTTGTATGAATAAACTACTTCAAACTGTGCCACTGGTGCCTTAGCTTGGTCCACAATGTTCTGACCTAAGTCAGTGATTTGTCCCTGGCTTATCACCTCCAATGCTGTGAGCTT